CGCCGGGTCGCCCCAGATAAAGATCTGCGCCTTCGGGAACCGCTGGTAGATATCGCCCAGCAGCATGTGGCCGAATCGTTCCAAACCCATGTCGAAGGCGACGATCTCGTGGATAATGTTCCAGCGCCCCGAAGGCAGCCTCTGTCCGAAGACGGCTGCTGGGGTTAGACCAAAGTCGATACCGATGTGGATCGGAAGATCCGGTCGGAAGTCGATCTTGTCCACGTTCATCTGACTGTCGGAGTATTCCGGCCAGACGGGTTTGCCCTCTTGGACGTAGACGTACTCGCCCGCGACGTAGCACTTGATCCAGTCCAGCGCCTTACCGCCAAGCTGCTGGTCGTAGTAGCCCATCGGCAGATTGTTGATGTTCTCGGCTTCAGGATTCACGCGCCAGTATTTTCCGGCAGCGTGGATCGCATCCACATCATCCGGCAGCGCCTCGATCATGCCGGGCGGCTGCTTGAAGAACGTCCACTTGTATTTGCCCTTGACGGTTTCCTTCTCGGACAGCCGATGCCACCAGTGGTCCGAGTCCATCGGGTTGGTATCGGCCCAGATGCCGCGCCACGGCGCACCGCCGTTCGCCTTGGTAGGGAAGCGACCGACTCGGTGCGTCAGTCCCTGCACGACGGCCAGCGGCAGTTCGCGGGCTTCGTTGACCCATGCGCCCGTCAGTTCCAGCGACAGCAGCTTGCGCACGTCTTTGGGCTGGTCGAGGGCAAGGAAGATCACTTCGCAGTCGAGGCCGGGGATGCCGTCGCGGCTGGGAAGCTTCAGATGATGCGTGATCGGGGGCGACCAGCGCATCGGACCCCACACGTTCTCGGGGAAGATCTCCGTCCACGTCTTGATCGTGGTCGTGCGCAGTTCGGGATAGGAGTTTCGTACTACGACGAAACGCGAATACCGGATGTTGTCGATGGGGCTGGGCGGCTGCTTGATCGCCCGCAGGATCACTTCCGACGCACAGGCATAGGACTTCCCGCTGCCGACCGGACCCATCAGTCCTCGGAAGAAGGAATCGTCGTGCAGGAAATCCCAGACGGTAGGGCTTTGCGAGAAGTCGAAGTTCAGGCTGCCGAGAGCTTCGTGATCGACATCACGCTTCTTGGCCGTAGCGCCCTTAGCCCGCATCTTCCTCGTCCTTCTCTTCGACCTTGTATGTCGTGACCGGGGCACCCGGCCCGTGCAGATTGATGCCGATGATGGACGGGCGGTTCGAGTCGTCCGTGGCTTCCATCAGACCGTGATGCTTGGCGAGCAACCGCAGCGCGGCGATCTTGTCGTGCATCTCCACTTCGATGGAGTTCTGCCCGTCCCGGTTCGGCGTGACCTTCACCTTCTTGATGGCCCGGCGCACATGATCGGGCAACTGGTCGGTCGCCGTCAAATACACGTTCCCCGCAGAGTCCCATTGCAGGATGTCCGTAACCTTGGACCCACCCAGCAACTCCAACTCTCCGAGAACCGCAGCCCGTTTATCCACATCCCCGGACGTAATCTCACGACGCACTCGACGGACCGACTTCATGGGAATCCCTTATGCCGCCTCAGATCCAGACCCCAGCCGCAGTGTTGCAGAAATGCATCTACGACCTTTCCCTATCTTGACAAAAAAAGTGATTCGGCCAAAAGAGGGGGTGAGGGGGAGAGCGCAGACACTAACAGAACATCCGAGCGGTTGATAGATGGCTCGCTGATCTGCGCCAACCCGATCCAACGCAAAGGGGCTGCCGAGGGGTAGCTGCTGAACCATCGAGCCAAGCACGGCTGAAATGGTCATGGGATTCTGAAAAAAAGTTTAGGGATGCACCCCGCCCAGTAGGCGCAGGGCCGGGGGGGCAAGGGGTGTGCGTTTCCCCGGCCTGTATGAGCATGTGCCTACACCAGTTGCCGGAGCCGCGATGGTATTGAGCCGCGCAATGCATGGTACCGCTCTAGGCGGGTTACCATCTGAAGCTCGAGCGGTTGCGATGGATCAAGCGATGCGATGAACGAGGGTGCGTCTAGGATTGCGAGCGATGTATCGGAGAACGCGCCGTACTTCCCAAGCGCTCTATTCCAAGCCGCTGCTACACCCTCCAACTCCCTGTCTGTATGCGTCCTCTCCGGCGCTGGTGCTCCGACCGTTGCTGCGATCTCCGCTCGTTCTGCGCTGTCGCTGTCGGGGTCTTCTCCGAGATTGATCGCGGTTGCGTCGCGCAGTTCCTCCCATCGCGGAAGAGGATCATCGCCGCGCCATAGGACTTGGTATCGATTGGTCAGCCATTTTGACTTTTGTCCCGGCCAATATTCCGGCTTGAGAGGACGGACATAGCCCATCTCTTCAAGTCGCTTGATCGCGGCCATGACCGCGTTGCGAGACAGCTTGGTGAACCGCTGCAGCGTCTCGTATGTGGGCCAGCAAACGCCGACCTGATTGGTGTACAGGCCGAGTGCACCGAGAACGCGAACGTCATTCGGCGCAAGGCGCTTGTCGGTTGTCCATCTAGCAGGGAGGACCGACCACGAACGCAGGTCCATGTTCTGTCCGTCTTCGATTTGTGCGTGCTTTTTCATAGGCTTATCCTACCGCAGGGATGAAGCTGTAAAAAGATGGAACTTTTTTGTAGACAGCGTTTCAGGATGTGCTACGCTCCTGTTCATCAACACGGCGAACACGCCAACACGGGAGACGACAAATGTTCAAGCGTTATCAGGTTCTCGAAGTCAACAGCGGCGAGACGGTCCAGATTTTCGATGACAAGCGCCGGGCCGAAAGCCTCGCGGCATCCCTGAACGCCGAATATGCCTCGCAGGGCCTCAAGTACAAGGTCAAGGCAATCGCCCCGTTCGGTAAGGTTTCACTCGGCGCGCGGTGACGGTCTAAGGCGGCACTCGCGGGTGCCGCTCATAGATCGCCATGAGGCGACTACAGCGGGAGAGAGAGAACATGCGTGTAATTCAGGTGAAGTATCTCGGCGCGACTAACCATCGCCCTTCGCGGTGGAAGGCTTTTACATGGGGCGGGCTCCGCGCAGAAGCTCCGTATGATTATGAGAAGAATCAGATCGGCAACGCACGCGCCGCGGCGGAGAAGCTGATCGCTGACAACTACCTCCATTGGAAAATCGGTTCCGAGGGCATGCTGCCCAACGGCGATTATGTCTTCATTCTGGGATCTTGAACCATGTTCCGCGCACTGATCGAAGACGTATTCGAAGCTCTCTGCATCACGGCTTTCGTCGCCGCAATCATCATCTGGGCACTGTGAGGGACTGACCATGAACACCTACGCAATCATCGACACGAATAGCGGCTACGTGTGGGGCGTCGAAACCGCGTCCGATCCTATCGCGGCTTGCCGCGCTCTGGACGAAAGCATTGGAGGCGTCCAGCGCACCTACGAAACGGGCACCGTGTCGGATATCGCGGGCGGTGCGTATGATGTGCGGATCGCACCGCCGGGCTACGTCGCGGAAGACGGGCAGGACGCCGCGACCATTGAACAGGCGGAGGCCATGCCGCGCGCCGCAATCATCATCTGGGCGCTGTGAAGAGCCGAACATCCGAGCTGAAACGAATTAGAGGGGCGCTGAGGCCCCTCTTTTTTTTCGGGTACCATGGTAGCGGGCACCATGCGCGACGGCCCTAGGCGGGCGTCCTTGTGGCTTGGCGGACTATCTCAAAAGGGTATCTCGTCCGACAACTCGTCCGCGACCGGACGGGTAGACCTTGCCGGCTTGCTGGCAGGGGAAGAGGCGGGCGGTGCGACGGGCTCCTTGCGGCGCACCTTGAGGGCCAAGTAGCGGGTTCCGTCGTCCCACTGTTTCAACGTCGCGTCGATCCAATATTCCGTTCCTTCGACGTTCACTTGGCCCCGGTAATCGGGGTGCCAGTCCTCCTGTTTCTTGTCGTTCTTTCGAAGCGTGCCTTTGTTCGTCTTGTCGAAACCCGTCGTCATTTTCAGCCCTCCATCGTGGCGTTGCAGAAGTTCCGGTAGTCCTCCGAGTTGACGTCGATCATCTGACCCGGCTTGCGCGAGCGGCAATAGCGCTGGAACGCATCGCCGTCGCTCATCTTCTTCGACCCGCGCGGCATCGAGCGCGCGAGCCTCTCGAACCCTGCGATCACCGCCGGGTTCATTCCTTCGACGTTCGCCGAGCGACCAAGATAATCCATCCGGTATTCTCGGCGCGGCCATGCCGTGTCGTACTGCCAAGGGAACGAGCGCGGCACCACATACGAGCCGCCAGTCTTCACGCGATAGGCGAGCGCGTTCGCCTTGGCCCGCATATCGTTCGACGCGAAGTAGTCATGCCACGCGACAGCGGACGGACCGTCCGAGATCATCACGCCGAGCGAGCCGTCCGCGTTCGGTCGGTTCTTCATGCTGGCGAGCGCGGCTTTGTCCCACGTCGGCAGTTCGGTTGCGTCTTTACTTCCAGCCTTCAATTGCCTTCCTCCTCATAAAAGCATCGTGGCATCGGTCGTATTCCTCGTACTCTTCCGGCGCGAGGGCGGTGCCTCGGTCGGAATACCACTGGTACAGGACGAGCGGATCGTCGGTGTTCGGGCGCGGAACCTTTCCCACGGTGGGACCGGGTCCAGCCTCGTCAAGGAAGCTGCCACGGTTCAACCACGTTGCCGGGTGCGGGATGTATTGCGGGTCGTCCGAGAACTTGTAGCTACCGAGCGTGGCCATGATCGCAGCATGGTCCGTAGACCTACGTGCTTTTACGTACGCCTTCTCGGCAGCAAGCCTTCCTACCTTCCTCGGATAGCCCTTCCAAAAATCATCGAACTCAGCGAGCGGAAGCGAGCGGTTCGGCTTTGGCCGAATGTCTGCCTCTCTCTCTTCCTCTCTCTCTGTCTCTGTCTCTGGTGCATCATCGTGATGTCGCTCTGATATCGGCTTGATATCATCCTGATCCAGCCACTTGCCGAGCTTCGAGACGATTGTTTTTACTTGCTTTTCTGGAAGCCTGAGACGAAAGGCCAACGTCCGCGTGTCGGGCAAGCTGCCATCGAACTCGGACGCGATCAGCCAGAGCATGACGAGAACCTTCGACGCCTCGGCGTCAAGCTCATGCCAATCGACATCGTCGAGGATGTCCCGGTAGAGCTTGATCCACGGCGGCTTGCGGTCTTTGAAGTGCTGGAACTGGTGCCAGTTTTTGATCTTCATGGTCGGACCTCTCTTGAAGCGGAGGCCCTCGACGGCTACAGTGAGGCCGTCAAATGCCAACGCCTGACACGTTGGTTCAGGGCCAGTGGAGGTTCCCGCCTCGCTGGCCCACTCTTTTTTTACCGTCATTCCTCAGGCTCCGCAAGCGGTTGGACGGTCACGACGGTGCGTGCAACTTTCGCGTACCCCTTCTGGACGAAGAGACCAACGACCTGCTTGTCGTCCACGTAGACGATGCCGTTCATGGCGTCGGCCAGCAGCTTCACCACGTTATCAAGATCCGGCTTCTTCGTCGGATGCTCTTCGCCCGACAGCATCCGCTCGCGTGCCGCTTTGCTCGCAGACTTGGGCGGTTCGGTATCGATGATGATGCACAGGACGACAGCACATTGGATCGGCGGGCGCCCGGCCATTGCCTCGGTAGCTAGCTTGGCGATGACGGCCTCGGCCTCGCGCGTCTCGGTCGGAGTGTAGACGTGCCCGCGCCGCGTCACTCTCGGACGCTGCTTGCCCCGCATCTCGCCCGATATCACAAACGATATCAAAAAAGACCCGGCGGCTCCATGAGGAGGCACCGGGTCAAGGCGAGAGGGTTGCTGGGAGAGAGGAGCAACGGCGTCCTTATACATCATGGCTTATCGCCTCGCTATCCGAGCGGAGATCATTTCCCCAATGGCTTGCGGGATCTGCGGGACGACTGCATTTCCCAAAGCTCGCAGACGGTGTGTCCAAGCGGGAACCCCATAAGCCACTCGATCCACGCCGGGTTCAGTCTGCCACCAGCTACTGCGGCTAACGTCGGGGTGTTGCGCGTGTGCTCCGCCGGGAACCCGCCCTCTCTCGCATTGTGCGCCGTTGGGGTAGGCCACATCCCGCGCTCTTTCGCCGCCTTCCGGCTGTTGCTCCCGCCGTTCATCCCAATGGTCGTTGGGGTAGGAAACAATCCAGATCCGGTCTCTTTGGTGAGGGGCACCAACGGCGGAAGCGGGTATACAATGCCATTCCGCATCGTACCCGATCTCAGCGAGGCTCCCGAGAACTCTGTCCAGTCCGCGAGAGCGAAGGGCTGAGACGTTTTCGATGATGACCCACGACGGCCGGGTCTCTTCGATGAGCCGATGGAAGTGCCACCAGAGTCCGCTGCGCTTGCCGTCAAGGCCAGCCCCTGCCCCGGCGAGAGAGATGTCTTGGCACGGGAAGCCTCCGCAGATTGCATCCACGGGAACTCCATCTGCCGCCAAGCGGGAGGCGGTGAGCGTTTCAACATCTTCATAGATCGGAACTCCCGGCCAGTGCTTCTTGATGATGTGTTGGCAGAACGGCTCACGCTCGCAGAACGCGACGGTCTCGAATGCGCCGGATCTCTCCAGCCCGAGGGAGAACCCGCCGATCCCGCTGAACAGGTCAAGCAGCTGCAGTTTCATTTGCGGATCCAGAGCCACATCAGATCTTCAGCGGTACATTCCACACCATGCTCGCGGCACCGCTCCAGCACCTGTGGCCAGAGCTTTACCGGCAAGGCTCCGCGATAGACTGCCTGTCGCAGAGGCTTTACGTCCACGCCCCACGCGGTCGCGCACTCGCGGATGCCGCCGAGCCGCTCGATCAGCAGCGCCGTGTCGATCTGTGTCATCGTCATCTCCGTAATTTTTTTTGTTCTAACCCGTAACAAGGATGTTGACAAGCCCGAAATGCACGAATAAGTTATCCCCATAAGCCACAAAGGCGAGGGAGAAAGATGAGCCAATTCAGCAACTTACTGGGTGCTATGCTCGCTGGTCAGGCTGCGGCCATGACCGAGCAGCAGCGGTGCCGGGCGCTCGAACAAGCATCCGAGATCAATCTTGCGGAGCGCAAGGCGATGTCGGCGCAGCTTGAAGCGGCGACGAGGGAATACCGCGCTGCGAAGTACAAGCACCTGACCGAGATAGCTGACGTGTGCAACGAGATCGAGGCGCTCGTGGATACGTTGCGCTCCATGCTCGTGAAGTATGTCGAGCAGAGATACGAAGACGAAGTGAAGCCGCACGACATGGCCTATCGTGAGGCATACGAGAAGAGCAAGGCCGATCTGGTAGCTGCTTACACGGCAGCCGGGGAGATCATCAATGACAATGCTGGAAATGGAAGATGTTCTTCGAGCGCTGATTGAGCGCGCGCTGGATTACATCGCCAACCCCATCGAAGACAACTTCCGAGATCTCTGCGACGTCACGATCCTCGCGTCCGCAGAACTGTGCAAGCACGTCAAAGAGCAGGATCAATACCATGATGAGGAAGAACGAAATGCAAATCGTCATTGAAAAGAACATCCCGATCCCCAATCATTCGAATGCACTGGGCCGCAAAAAAAGTGCGCTTCGTCTCGCGATGGAGACGATGGAGGTCGGTGACAGCGTGCTTTCTCCGCGGACTATGCGGCAGACGCAAGGCATCATGAGCCGATTCCGCCGGGAGACGGAACTCCGCTTTGCAGCCCGCGCCATCGACGGACAGGTTCGTGTCTGGAGGACCAAGTGAATATCCATCAACGGCTCGCCAAGGCGATGGGTTCCATCTCCTACATCCAGAAGGAGAAGAAGGCGGGGATGCGCTACAGCATCGTCAGCCACGACGCGGTGACGGCCAAGGTCCGTCCCGCCCTGCTGGAAGCGGGCATCGTCTACTACCCGGTGGGCATGACGACCGCTCAAGTGGGCAACCGAACGGAAGCCTATGTCACGGTCCGCTTCGTCAACATCGACGACCCGGCTGACATGTTCCAAGTCGAGAGCTTCGGCTACGGCATCGACGATCAGGACAAGGGGCCGGGCAAGGCCATGTCCTACGCGGTGAAGTACGCGCTGCTGAAGACGCTGGGACTGGAGACTGGCGACGATCCCGATCTCGATCAGGACGTGTCGTTCTCCGGCAAGGTGGAACCCGGCAAGACCAAGTCATCCTACTCTCTGAAGAAGGACAACCCCGGTCGCTGGGGCGAGGTTGAGCGCATGATCCGGTCGTGCGAAAACCTTGACCTCCTGCGGGATCTGAAGACCATGCTGCGGGACGAGGCCGTGACGTGGCCTCCGGCGTGGAAGGAAGCCTTCAACGAGGAATACGAGAGCCGCCGTCTCGCCCTCAATGGTGATGCCTGATGTCCGATCTAACGGAACGCTACCGGAAGGTGGCCAAGGAGTTCGCGGAGGCACACGCCGCGGCCTCCATCATGGAAGAGAGCAAGACCCTGTGTCTCGCCGAGCGCATGAACAAGCTGGACGACAGCCTGTCCATGGCGAAGCGGGAGATGATGGTGAAGGCCAGCCCCCAGTGGCGGGACTACATCAAGTCCATGGTCGATCTCCGCACGCAAGCGAACCTGAAGAAGGCGGAACTTGAGTGGATCAAGATGCGCTTTCAGGAGACAATGTCCGAACAGGCCACCTTGCGCGCGGAGACCCGGCTATGAAGTACACCAACGAGAACCTTGAACACATCGCCGAGGCTATGAACCTGATGGATGAGGCCGTGGACATGATCTGCGAGAAGTTCGTGGGCGAGGGCTACGACGAGGAGATGCAGACCACCATGGTCTTCGAGATCCTGATGAACGCCGCAGCCTTCTACGCCACGCAGTTCATCGCTGACGACAAGCAGAAGATCGTGGACGGGTTCGAGTTGCTGTACGAACTGCACTCTTCGGACGACCAATACGCAACCAAGAACTGAAGATGGTGAACCTGAGACAGAAGCTCCTAGAGGAGCGTCGGGAGAGGCTTGCCCGCTTTAAGCAAGCCGCCGACAAAGTCAGACTGTTGGAGGAAGAGCGGCAGCGCAAGGAACGCGAGGCCCGCGAAGAAGAGGAAAGGGTCGCAAGGTACAGAGAACAGTGGATCCAGTTGGAACATATGTTCGAGAGGTACGCAAAGACCAATAACGGCATCGTCAGTTACAGCCGCATCGTCAAAGAGATCATACGAGATGCGATTGAGAACACGGGCTACACGATAGAAGAACTGATGTCTGATCGCAGACATCAACCGCTGGTCGAGGCTCGCCAAGAACTCTACTGGCAGATCTACAAGAACACCGACTGGTCGCTGCCGAGGATCGGCAAGCTGTTCAGGAAGGATCACACCACCATTCTGCACGGCGTGCGGAAGGTAGAAATGAGGAGGCTGGGAAATGAAAAGAAGTCAGGTGCTGGAGTCCGCGAGGCAGATCGTCGTGGAAAGGGAATGCACGTATGGCGGAGCGCCGAAGACGCTCGCCGCCATGGCCGAGATGTTCTCTTTGTATCTGGACCACCCGGTTGAGCCGCACGATGTGGCGCTGATCGAGATCTTGCAGAAGGTGGTACGCTTGAAGCAGACCCGTGGGTTGCACGCCGATAGCTGGATCGACATCGCGGGCTATGCGGCCATCGGTGCGGAGACCGCCTATGAAGGACACGAAGTCAGGCAAAACCTCGAACTCGTCAAGGAACGTGTTTGCGCGGAGCTTAACGTCGCCCCTCTACCGGAAGCGCGTGGTTCCAAACAAAAAGCGGGCTGAAAAGAACAAGCCGCCGAAGGAGGGCAAGTGATGGAAGCAAACCAACAGAACGCTACCAAGCGCAAGCGGTTCCGGAAGATGACACGCGCGGATTACTGGGAGACACAAGCAACGATAGCATTCGGTCTGCTTTGGGTTGGATGCAACGAAGATGCAAGAATGTATCTTTCGGCAATCCTGAGTAAAGATCAGAAAAAGCATGGAATTGCAGAGGCCCGCTCGATGAAGAGGATCAGTTATGAAGACATGATTGTTCCCCATATTATCGGAAGGGTGTTGAAAGTATTGGACGAGGCTGTCGAGGAGACCGTCGAACGTCACGGGGTTCTTAAAGAGAACAGAGATCAAACCGGATGGCTTAAATATAGAGCAGCGCAGGATGAGTTAGTTAACTGGGCCGCTGAACTTAATAAGAAGATGTCTCTTGAAGATCGCTGGGAAGAAGAGTGATGTCTACGCTTGAGAAGCTACACAAGGAACGGCGCAAGGTCGCCACGCTGACCGCCGCCATCGTTGAGGCGCTGGAGTACTTCGAGGCGCGGGAGGACATCTCCTGCGAGACGACGGATGACGGCGCTCCGCTGCCGAACGAAGAGATGGTGCTGGCCCAGCGTCTGCGCGAAGCCATCGGGGAAGGGGAGCATTACCTGTGACCGAGATCCTTGATCGGCTTGATAACGAGATCGCCAACGTCGTCTGGCAGACGGACAAGAAGGATCTTGCGGTGCTTCTTCAGGACGCCATGGACGAGATCGAGAAGCTGCGCGATGCGCTGCTCTATTACGCTGCGAACCACTACCCGAACATCAACGACGGACCTTGGGGGCCGGGCAGCAACGACTTCGGCACCGTCGCCCGCGCCGCACTCAAAGAGGACAAGCCCTTCGAGGATCGGTGGGACAATGCGTGAGATGGAGATCGTGATGATGGGCGACGACGGCACCGAGCAGGTGCTGACGCGCACGGTTCCTAACAAATACAGCAAACGCTGGCAGCACGTCCGCGCCATCGCGGCGATCACGGTCGGCACTCCGCTGGAAGAGGCTACCGACAATCCGTACGGGCTGACCTTCGCAGTGCGCAGCCCGTTCCGTCATGCAGTCATCGGTGTAAGGGAGAGGATCTAATGGACTGGATTACCTACTACATGGGCTTTGCCGAACACGCGGCTAAGAAGTCCAAGGATAGTACCAAAGTTGGTGCAGTGCTGGTCGGACCGGAGGGCGAAGTCAGGCTGACCGCCTACAACGGGCCGCCGCGTGGCGTCGATGATCTGCCGGAACGCTTCGAGCGCCCGCAGAAGTATCTGTTCGCCAGCCATGCCGAAGCGAACTTGATCGCCTTCGCTGCACGATCCGGCATTCGGACGGACGGCTGTTCGGTGTACGTGACTCACGCACCCTGTGCTGCCTGTGCCCGCACGCTGATCCAAGCCGGGATCGGATACGTCGTCTTTGGCAATGGCACTACGTCAATGGCGCAGGACGAGTTCACGGTAGCCGAGACAATGCTGGACGAGGCTGGGGTATGGGTGAGCAGGGCAGATGATCCATCCTGAAGACAGGCTTATGATCCTGCTGCTGTCATTGCTGTATATGGCAGCCTTCGGTGCCTTGCTCTACGTCATTCAGTAGACGGGCTATTAGTGAGGGGGGACACAAATGAACACCTATCGCTTCGCCTTCGTGGCTCGCTGTCCGAGCGACGGGCAAAGGATCAAGTACCTGTGCGAGATCAGAACGATGGACATGATCTTGGTGGAGAGCATCCGCGCATCGCTCCACGCTGAAGGCTACCATGAGGACATCGCGGACAAAATGCACGCAACATTCGGCGGCGAGCAGACGATCCGCGCATTCCATCAGGGCGTTGAAATCGAAACAGTGCGGCGATGATCCACTACCACGGGACACCCATCACTCCGGTTGCAGCTCTGTACGAACTGTCCGGTCGGCACTTCTGTGTCAGTCACGCGCATCCGCAGGATGTCGAGCGATGCCACATGATCGGTCAATCCGTCATGCTGGACAACGGCGCATTCTCAAAGTGGAAGTCCAACAAGCAAACGAACTGGACGGCATACTACGATTGGGCAGCGAAGTGGCTGTCCTACCCGACTACATGGGCGGTGATCCCTGACGAGATCGACGCTGGCGAGCAGATGCAGGACTCCCTAATGAGGGATTGGCCGTTCGGGCATCGTGGCGCTCCGGTCTGGCACATGGATGAAAGCATCCCGCGCCTCCTGCGGCTGTGCGACGAGTGGCCGAAAGTCTGCATCGGATCTACTGCTGAGTATGCTGTCGTGATGTCTGATGCGTGGTGCCGCAGGATGGACCAAGTTTTCAACGAACTATCCCGCCGTCACCGCTTTTTGCCGTGGACGCACATGCTGCGTGGTATGCAACTCAGCGGTCGGCAGTGGCCGTTCGCGTCCGTAGACAGCACCGATGTAGCGCAGAACCACCACCGAGCGCAGAACACTCCGCGCAGAATGGCTGATCGATGGGATGCAATGCAGTGCCCCGGCAATTGGGAACTGCGTCCAGAGCAGTTGGACCTTATTGCCTGACTTCAGTAGACGGGCTTGCCGCGAAAGACGGGGCGACCACGCACCATCTCGCAGAACTCGGGCGGCATCAGCTTGCCGTCCTCATCAAAAGTAAGCACCACAAAGCCTTCGTGTGCGCGTGAGGGTGCGCCCTCGTGATACTCGAATGCCCGCGAGCGAGGGTCGCCAAGCATTCCTGCCTCCACCCCCCAGTGAGATCCATTCCGATTGCGGACAGCGGTGATCTGAAGTTGGTGGGTGTGTCCTGTGATGACGGATATGCCGGCATGGAGGGCGTTGTTCCAGCCAGCGTGAAGGCCACCACGGAAGCGATGACGCACTTCCACGTCGCAGAGCGTTGCGCCATAACAGAACTCCCATTGCGGGAACCTGTCTTCGAGGCGACCGACATACACATCCAATTCGGACGCGGCGTTCGCCAGATAGGTATTGACCCGCTGGTCATGGTTGCCGACAGGCCAAAGCTGAAGTTCAGCGTGCGGCAGCATCCGCAGTGCATCGTGCAGGGCGTCGATCTCTTCATCGATCTTGGGAGCGCGAGCGCCCAACAGCGCACCGTGGCGGCTGACACGCGCCCCGTCGATCATGTCGCCGTTCAGCACGATGGCTGTCGGTCGAAGCTGGTGGGCTACCGAGCAGAAGGCTTTCCACATCAGCGGCACTTCGCCCGGCCAGATGTGCAGATCGCCACCGACCAGAACGCAGCAGTCAGCTACGTCGTGGGCAACCATCTGCGGGATGGTCCACGCGACCGGGGTCAACTGCGAGTGCTGGATGGCGGTGTCGAACAGTTCGGGGAACCGCTTCCGAGCCACCATGATCTGATCTTTAATGGTCGAAGGACTCAACCCCAAGGACCGGGCCAGCGCCGCAGCGTTGCTCCCCATCTGATTGTATTGCCGAATACGCTCGCGCAGCATCTCGTCAGACAGAGGGGGAAGAGGCATCTGATTACCCAGAGAAACGTTCGTACGCTTCAGCCAGCTTCACGTCGTATGCGTTCTTGGCATAGCCGGGACCGTTGTACCCCTTGGCGAATGCAGCCCAGTCATGGCTCTGCAAAGCGGCAAGCAAGCGGTT